CTAAACCGCCCCTTATGAGGCTCTCAGCGATTTCGCGCTGCCACGGCTCATCCGTAGGGAATGTGTCGCCAGCTTTATATGTTTTTAAGGGTTGAACGCCACGCTCATCAGAAATTGCTTTTACACTTTGCAAAATTTTAACAGACATACGTTCACCTCTTAATGGTTAGGGAGCAGAGTTTCCTCTGCCCCCAATATTGTTTAGGCGTTGTGTGGCGTAAAGGCATTGTCGCCAGTGTGACGCGCATGGCCTTTGATGACCATAGCACCGATAGGCGTTCCGTTTGAGTGTGTACCTGTTTTAGCAAGAACAACACGGATATAACGCTTACCACCGACATAACCTACGCGGAAGATAGCACCAGTAGTGTCTGGGTTGCCTCCCGCTGTACCGTCAAGTTTCAGGAAAATACCGCCAGCGGCGATAGTTCCATCAACGATGCCAGCTTGTGCAACATCAGTGAATGTTGAGTTGTCATCAGATTCCTCTAATGAAACCTCAAAATAGACTGAGCCTGAAAGCGTGTCGCCCTCTGCGCCAACATCCACAAGGACGGTTGCTGATTCATAGCCTTGTAGATCAACTCCACCACCATTGACTGCCGCAGTGCGGACAGCCGAAATGATAGATACGGCTGGGCTAATTGAGTTTGAAAGGTCGTACATTTACCCCTCCTTAAGCTGAAGTTACTTGGATACGCAGAGCTTCTGGCAGTACCACCTGACCACCAACACGACGGCGAGCTACATAACGGACATTGCCGCTAGTTGCCTGTGTAAATGGATCGCGTAGAACGCTAAGAGCAACACGGTCAACAACCATGTATCCGCGTGAGAAATCACCAAATGCTACTGACTTAGAGCCAGCACCTACGTCAGCCATGTCTGGCATTTCAACGTAAGGGTAGCCCAAGATAGTATTCGGTACACCCGCAGTTAGCATCATGCCAGCTTGGAACACATACTGACCAGCCGTATCCTTGAGGCTACGAATAGCCGCCAGAGTGGTACGGTTGAAGATAAATGTTCCGTTAGTGCCGTATGGCGACTTAACTGCATGAACCAAGTCAATGAGGCCGTCACCTGTGAGGGCGGCGCTTGCTCCTGAATTGGTTGTGCCAACGCTTGAGTTTGTGATGATGCCTTCAGGCTTGCCAACAGCATCACCAACAATCATTGCATTACCTTCTGCTTTCGCAAACTGATCTGCAAATTCCTGCTGCATTTCTGCCTCAAGATTAAAGACTGAATCCTCAAGCTCTTGCTCAGAGATGTCTACCAAAGCATACATTTCATGAGTAGGGATTTCTTCAAGCTGTGTTGTGTAACCAGTTGTCTCAGCACGAGTGCCTGATTCAGCTACCCACTGCGCCGCAAAAGTTGCTGTGCGAGATGGAATCTGAACTGACTTCTGTGATGTTGCACGAACACGAGCAATTGAACGCATTGATGAAATCTCAGTAAGAGTTTTGATCAATTCACGAACATACTCTGGTGGGGCCAAGAAACCAGCAGCGGTATCATCGCTAACTGTGAGAGCCTTAACTTCTTGCGGCTCCATGTTCTCTTTGCCTTTACGCAGCCACTTATCAAACATTTCTGTTTTAGTGTCCACTTGCTCAGTAGTAAGACCAGCTTCAGGACGCTTAAGCAACGCCTCAAAGTCGTTCATCTTTTCTTCCACTTGCTTCTGCTGCTGCTGGGCAAGTGTTAGCTTCTGGTTAATATCTTCATACCGATCCAGATCAGCTTCAATATTCTTGAGCTTTTCTTCAACCAGCGGGTCAGACGAACCCTTCTTCTCAATTTCAGTCAATCGAGCATCGTTTGTAGCTTTGAACTCTTCAAAAGCTGTGGCGATACCTTCGACTGCATTTTTGACATCATCAGACATCACAGTCTCCTCTTAGGATTTTGGTGAGTTTTGTCATTGAATCAATGACATCCTTTTGCTCATCGCCAACCTCACGCTGGTCTAAAGCCTTAAACACGGCATTTGCCGCGACTTTTGCCTCGCTTCTGGAAAGCTCTCCTGCATCCCGCAGAACCTCCTCCCATTCACGAACCGTGCGCTGCTCACCCTTAACCGCCTGAACCCTTGCGCGTTGGTTCATTGGGAAGGTGACAGCACTAATCTCCATAAGGTCGACTTCTTTGAGCATACGCTTTTTGCCACGCTCATCGTACATTGCACCCTTTGGAGAAACTCTATAACCAATAGATAGGCCATCAATGGCCCCCATCTTCATAAGCTCATAAACCTCACGGCCTTTCTGGGTTCCCATTGCTAGGCGACCCTTGACTCGCAAGCCCTTACGATCTTCAATAATTTCATCAAATACGCCGATTGGCTCATCCGCTTTGTGCTGATACAGCAACTTCACGCCCTTTGCGCCTTTGCTTGCTATGGATTTAGCGAAAGCCCCTTCAACCATGACATCGCCGCCAAGGTCTTTGTTTCCAAGGATTGAGCCGTATCCTGAAAATACACCCTTTTCTTCATCATCCTCATCACGATAAGCCTTTAGCTCTGCGCGAATATCTAGGGTTTCTGTTTTAAGCTCCTCAAATTCATCTTCAATGAACTCGGTCACTTCATCCATATCAGTCTCCTTTTTGCCGCCATCGCGGAAACTGCTAAGACAGACAGCAACCCTCTGGTCACGCTGGGTATACTCAGCTTGCATGGTATCGCTGTCCATGCACCGTTCCATAAAATCAGATTCGCTCTCACCACCACTAGGCTTTGGGATCGGCATAAGCATCTCCTAAAATTACTACATCATACACTCTGCTGAAAAATATGACAACATATAGTGGTTCAGCATTTTTTTTGTCTATTTAGTGTTTTTATTGTTGACAATGGTAAACAGCATCCCTATATTTACAGGGTAAGCAGTTATTAACACAAACCACGGAGACCACGATGAAATTCGCAGCTTTTAAAAGAACAATTGAAAACGCAACTCAAACTGAGCGTCAAGAGATTTTGTCCCGCCACCTTCGTACTGGGCCAGATATGATTGCTAGGCATGATGCGGAACACGCACACCTTCTGAATGCCGATAAAGTTCGCAAGGGATTGGTTAGGTGGAACAAAATGGTAAACGATCTGGCTTTTAAGTATAGCGTTACCGCTTAAACAAAAGCATCACTCGGAACATTAAGCCCCAAACGCTCCACTAGATTATCACGGTCTAGTGGAGTCTCTGCTTCTATAGCCTGTTTGACAATTCGGACGTATTCACGGGTGGTCTGATCATCAAGTGGCATATTGAATATCCGAATATCTTCCGTGCCAAACACATCAAAATACTCTTCAATTAGATCATCAATTATAGTTGCATTCCTGAAGCTCATTCTGTCATTGCCTCCGCATCTGCCATCTCCGCAAACAACTCATCCATTTTTGCTAATGAGTTGGGGGCTGTGTATTGCAAGAACTTGCGCCATGTCTTTGCCCTATCACCACCCATCAACGCTGTATAGTTAGCCATCATCTCGGTTGTGTGAGCCTCAGTTATACCACGCTTGATAGCTCTACGCTTATTTAAGTATGATTTGCCGTGACCCTGCCCAACCACTGCATTTGACATGGCCTCAAGAAAATCCGTAAACATAAGCCCTTCACGGTCATGAGAATAATTTATTAACCAATTGCCATAACCAAGCTCTGTATCTGACCCGATTCTGTTTGCCTTCAAATCATTCAAGAAAAACACAAACCGCTCTTTTTGAGTCTCATTATCATTTACTATATTAAGCAGACCCTTCGGACCTCCGCTTCTGATCTGACCTTTTTTATTTTTACCATCACCAAACATTTTTACAATATCATCTAAGGTAAACGGTGTTCCTACCAGCGTATCGTTAATGATGCTTTCATCAATAGTTGTTTCTCTTAGCCATTGAGAAAAACCATCCCTATCAGATTCAACCATACTTCTTAACCTACGATCAGGAGGCAGATAGTTTAATCTGTTATAGGACTCCATGTTAATTGCAATGCCATTGGCTTTCATAAAATCCATAAAGTCACTATCAGCTTTTTCATCTATGGCTTTGCGTTTTGCCCTACTATACATTCTCCTATCTTTTAGAGCATCATCTACCACATCTTCAGAAATAGCGCGGCCTCCCCTTAGATGACGACCCATTGCAAAATCTATATGATGCCCATACTCATGCCGCCAAATGGTTGACTCGCCTATAGGCAGATCAATCAAATCTTTATCAGCGTGCATTGCTATTCTGTTTGCTGAATAATACGCTCTTTTGGCATTCATTATAACGCCAGCAAGAGCGGCGGTGTTTCTTATCACTGACCTAATCGTGCCTGACTTTTGCCAATCACCGATGTTATGGAACTTTTCTTCAAACTCGCTGGCATTCCCCCAAGGACTTTGAATAGGCTTTGCGGCCACTGGTGGTTGATCATCAATAAACACATCATCTTCTGGAGTCACATACAGAGTTACACATCGACAGTTGATAGTGTTATGAGGCCCACCTCTGGGGTCTCCTGTGTACCCCATAGCTACACCACCTATTACAAAGTCCTCATCTAACTCAACCTCAGTTCCGTTAGCCGCCGCATGAGTTGGACGTGATCTTAAGTCAGCAGTAGCAACCCATCGTTTTTTTTGATTAGGTATTTTTAGACCGGCATTTACTTCATGGTTAGCATAACTGGCCGCTGAATGAGTTTCAGTTCTTGCTATGGTCGCACTTCTAAATTTGCTAAATGACCCGCGCTGGCTTTCATATATGTTTTTCCCAATAACAGACACGCCAAGGCCATCAGCCTCACCAGACTTAATGACGCTGCGTATTTGATTCATGGTTGTGTTGCTTATTTGAGTAACCCTAACCGCACCGTACTGACTAATGTACTGCTGTATTAAAGCCTCAAACTGGCTATCAGCCTTTTGATGACGCAATACTCTAAGGCCAAACGCATCAATGACCGCCCTGTAGTGGCTTGTGAGTGCGGATGCTACCTTACTGGCCACCTCTTGATCCGTTTTTATAATACGCCCTGCTTGCGTATACTCTTGTCTTGCTTGCTGCCCCGCTTCAGCAAATACAGTTTGCATTTGTAATCGTAGCTTACGTTCAAACCCAAGGCGCAGCCTTGTTTGCTCTATAAACTCTTTGCGTACAGATACCCTCTGTCGCGCTGCTTTTTCCGCAAGCATCAGTCACCCGTTCTAAGTGGATGGCCCTTAGGTAACAAGTCTGTGTCAAACTTGCCGCTTTTAAACCTACCTGTGCGTACAGCTCTTAAAAATGAATTTACCCTCGCATACGCCCACTGGTCACTGCTACTTACATTCGGCCTCACAGACTGAGGGTTCGTATTGTAAGCCCCCACACCCCTGCGAAACACCGCCTCAAGCATACGCTGGGTTACACGCTTGCCCTTCTTGTCTCCGTGCTTGTCGTTATGCTCTTTGACTTTGTTGGCGAGACCCTTTTTCACAGCCTCACTAATTTTGGCTTTTTGATCTAAATCACGATCAGCAATTAATGACGATAGCATATCTGCAAAAATTTCTTGTTTGCCATCACGCTCCTTGTCTAACTGAGCGGCTTTTCTCCTTGCCCATGTCTGGCCGCTATCGCCGCCCCACAAGAGCCAAGCGATTTTTCCGGCACTTGGATAGCCTTCTTCTCCCTGCCTAAAGCCCGTAGCCCTCTTATCAACCTCATGGCGGCTAAAGAATGAGTGCATACGCCTTACCGTGCGGGGGGACAGTCTTTCTTTGGATACAAGTTGGACCGCTCTTGCAACACCAACCTCTGTTCCTCCTCTGTTAAATTCTTTTCGCATGGCAAGGCCGCGTTCAGCCTCTTTCGCCATTGCGTCAGTAGGCGTTGTGTCAACATCACTCTCTGCCTTTGCATCATCACCGATAACCTCACTTGTTAGACGATCATAATCATCATGCGATTCACAAGGCATAAAGACCAAGCCATTTGCTGTTTCATGTGAGTGGAAACCAACGCAGCCTATTTGCTCTGCCCTATCCTCTGCTTCTGCTTGGGTTGTAAACACATCCTTGTCAGTTTCTTGCTTCACGGCATCGGATTTTTGCCAAGATTCTCCAAGTATTTCCGTATCACCGTAAGCACTTTTTCCATCATCTTCCGCATCTGTCCCCTCCGCTGGCGCGACCTCTGTTGATCCCAAGGGAAAAAGATTAGCCGCGATAAAGACATCATCACCCCCTGTGATTGGCTCCATACCAAGCCGCTCTCTCGCTTCATTGCGTGATATGATACCCTCTCGCACAGCGGACACCACGTTCTCATAGATACGGCGTCTTCTCTCAGTCATAGCTGGTATTGCTTCAAAGTCATAAGCTATACGGATATCATCACCGTACATTGGAGCCAACCACTCATTGAAGTCAGACTCTACTCGTTGTGCCAGTGGGATGATTGTTTCTTCATACAGAGCCAAACGTGCCTCTTGTACGTTGGCGTATGTCTGTGCATCTGGAATGCCGATAAGCTGACTTGGGATACCAAAGCAAAGCGCAATATCTTTTGCCGCTATGTGTTTCTGTTGCAAGAAATCCATATCCCTTGGGGACAGGCCCATTTCCTTCCAATCAAAATCCCCCTCAAGCAGCAAAGGTCTGCCAGCATTATCGCTGCCTTGGAACCGTGAACGCATGTCATCATTAAGCTGCTGCCGCTGCCCATCACTTAGCTGTACAGGCATTCCACGGTCATCAGATGGCTTAAATACAATAGCACCAGTAGGCCGTGCGCCGTTCCTTAACAGGGATATGTTGTGTTTGTTGATCTCATTATGATTATCAATATCTACCGCTGCGGCCATAATTGGAGACAAGCCGTAATAATCATCAAGAGGGTTCCACATTTTAAGATGCTTGACCTCTGATCCACCTGTTGTGGGGTCTACATCATAAGTGTTGATGATCTTGCCTGATATTACATATTCATACCCCGCTGGCATTGCGGTCTTGCTGGGCTTGACCCTCATGCGGTCCGGCCTCAACAGATGCAACTCTCTCGGTGCGCCAGCTACATCATTGCGGATTGCGTAGCTATTGCCGCCAAGAAGCAAGTATGAATATAGCCCCTGAAAATACTCTACCCCTGCCTGTTGTGGATTGGGTCTTTTGAGCAGGGTCAGTATTGGGTGCTCATCAAGCTCTGTATCGCCTTGATAAGCTTTGAACGGTATAGCGGAAGCACCATTAGCTATTTCATTCACGCATCTATAAACGATGGCGTTCTGTTGATAACCCTCACTGGCGTAGGTTTCGTAGTTGTCGCGCCTGTAGTGGTAAGTGTTTGTCGTGCTTAATACGACTTGCGGTGCTTCTTTTGTTTCTTGTGGGGTGTTAAGAAACGCCCTAACTCTATCCCTGATGCTAGCCATTAACTGATTCTCCAATACGCCTTCCCACTGGACTGGCTTAGTTCTGTTAATGCCCAGACTAAGGCATCAAGTCTATCTGGCGACTGCCTACTCCCAACGGAATATGAACACATCTGCTCCTCAAGCTCAGAAAAGACCCCTGCATGAGAAACCTTTTTTTGTTCATATAAGGCCGCTATCGGCTCTGCCCTTATTAACTTACCCCGCGCTGCGTGAACGGAAGTATAAGGGACTTCTGAATCAATATTTCTTATCAATCTTTCAACTAAATCACCACCATTGTTGGTCTCCGCTACTATTCTATCAGCATTGTGCCTATAGTAACAGTCAACAGCCATACGGCCCCAACCATCTGGTGTCATCCTACCAGATTCATCAGCAATGACATAGTATCTTCCATTTGACGCCCTGCCGCACACCACAATTCCAGTCTCATCTGAGTTCTGACCGCTAGTTACCGCCGGATCAATTGCTACAATGACACGCTCAAAATACGGCACATCTTGAGGCTGTACCCTAGCCTCATCAATCATTGAGTAGCTCCAAAGCGCACCTTCTGTATCATCAAGAACCTCAGCGTAAAGCTCCTGCCTACCTAATCTGGTGTCACCGTACTTTTCTTTAAGCTGCTCCAACGCTGCTGGCGCAAGATTGGCTGCGTTCTCAAATGTGCTACCTCTTGTAACAAGAACATTTTTGCGCTTTAGCAAACTCTTTATCAGCGGCGTAGGCTTTGGCGTTGTTGTTATCACGCATCTGGGGTTTTGACCTAGACGCAAGCCAAACATTAGCTGGTCAAATGTTTCTGGGTAAAACCAAGCCGCCAGCTCATCGCACCAAGCCCTATGGAATTGTGGCCCTCTCAAACGGTCTGGTTCGGTTGCAGAAAAGCCCATTATCTTAGAGCCGTTGTACAATCTTATTTCTTGATTGGCAGCATTGTACCCCTGCCCCCTGCCTTCTAACAAAAGTTCCTTTGGTATGTTTTGAAGTATTCCTGATACCCCTCCGAAGGCCACTCGCCGCAAGTCTCCGAAGGTAGGCACAACAACTGCCACCTGAACCTCTGGGTTGTGTAAGGCGTATGTAATAACATCCATTGCACCCGTGCGGGTCTTGCCCCAACCGCGACCAGCGAGAATCAGCCATATATTCCAATCACCCGCTAAGGGTAGCTGCTCATACCTTGCTACATCAGCCCAATCACTGAATAGTGTGCTTGCCAAGTGCTGCTTTTTGGTTGGCAAGTCCTTCCAAGTGCCTTTTCTT